TCTGCCAACCAAAAACGACCCGCGTGATACGGCAAAGTATCAAATGCAACCTTGAACTTGACATTGCGCGCTAGACGTAAAGGCTCCGGGAGCAATTCAATGCGACAGTTCAGAAGAGCGTCGTCCCCCTTTTGTAAGTAGACGCACTTTGACAAATTGCGTTCACTATATCTTCCCAAAATTGAGAAGGCGGTCATAACGCAATTGGCAAGGAGAGTGAAAGGGTCACCGGATGGTAAGGACCAAGCAATCTCACCGCGAAACAAGTGAGGCTCTTGAGACTTGACACCATACCTGGAACGCATGGCAACGTAGAGGCTGATCGTTTCATCGTCAACACCGACTATAGAAAGGAACCAGGCAAAGCAGAGCACTTGGACTGCGTCGTGCGAACTATCTTGACGTGAGAGGTCGATCTGCGTGTTGCATTTCTCGAAGTCGGGTGCAAGCGAACGTAACTTCCGCGCAAGTTCATTGTCGGAGTAGCCGATGTCAAAGATGACACCTTCACGAAGAATTTTGCCAGCGCGCGCAAACGCAATCGATTGGGAAGCTGCCATACGAAGAGCGTAGCCGAGATCATGAGAAACGATCTGTTGTCCGTAATTGACGCCTGCAGCGAAACCAGCAGCGGGTTTAACCTTGACCTGCGTCTTCAGGAAAGAAGAGAAGGTTACACTGCGACTGGTTTCACCAAAAAATTCCTCGGCACGTTGAAAAATCGCAGGAGAGCGTCGAGAAAACCAATATTTCGCAAAGTCACCTTCAAGATTGAGGGTGGCGTCTTTGGAGAGAAAGGTTCGAGAAAAGCGCTCTACCAGGATCGAAGCATTCGTTGCATCATTGATCGAAATACCAAAAGGGTGCACAGGTTCCAGATTTCGCAACGCAAAATTGCGTAAAGATTCGAACTGCGAGCTAGAAACTTGCACGTCGCCCATCTTGTATCCCTCGTAGAAATTGGACAACACGTCGGTGCGCATCACAAGCGGGCCTATCTCGCCAACCTTGCGGAGGCGGACAGGTCGACCAATCTGAAATGGTATGAGCTCACCCGCTTCCTTGGCCGTTGAGAAATTGGTTTTGGAAAATATCAATGACTGGAGTTCAGCAGCAAGAACCGGCATCACAGATGCATGACGTTCCTGAAGGTGTGTGTCACTAACAACGTTGCGCGTCATCAAGCTGTCTGAGATGTCAAGATAACCGAAAGAGGACAAGGTTGTCCTCGAACGCATCTCATCCGACATAACTTGCGGTGTGACGAGTTCATCCAGACAAAACGGTTTGATGTCGCGCGCGGTAAGTGCGCCGACGTAGGGAATGTGATCCCAGTCGCCACCACCAACAAAAGCATCCCTGAGAACATGATCGCCGAAAACGAACGTGACGGTGGTTGCACGCGTCAAAGCCACAATGCGAGCGCCAGGACGATTGAAGTACCACATAGCCTGAGCATTTGAAACATCGCCGGCAAGAACGACGCTGGTAGCGCGCATGCCTTGAGAACTGCCGATTGTGATTGCATCTGGCCACGGAAACTAAGCGCCTGATGCAGATGTGCTTTAAGATACATGTCGGCAAGTGGGAATGCACCGGCGCAGTCGGCACGTGGCACAAACACAATCGACCGCGGCCTAGGAGAACGTGTTTGAGCAAAAGCGCGGAAGGCATCGAACGGTAAAAGGCTGTGATAGATCGAAAACGCGTCATGAGGCACTGCATTGGCAACCGGCATGTGAAATCTACGCGAGACAAAAAGCTCATGAGTCACGTGAGGAAGACCATCTTCGCTAACACGTTGCGTATGATCGCCAAGTAAAACAAGCTTTGCGTTAAACCAATGTGCGATACAACTCCAAGCTACCAAAGTCTGCATGTCCATCGCAAAGGCTTCGTCAACAATGACGTATTGATACCTGTACGTATAGCGTGGCACGCAATGTTGCGTGATTACAGTGAAACGCTGGTCAGCCAGTTGTCGCCATTCCGCAGCCAAAGCGTTGGACGGCACGACGACGAGAACATTCTGCAGGTCGCGATGAACAAGATACTGCCGAAGCAAAGTTGATTTGGCAGAAGAAGCAACACCAGACAACACGAGCTGAGGCCAACGAGCAGGACCCCGGACCAACCGCGATTCAAAGAAGTTACGCAAATGCCTGTCAAGGTCATCATCACCGCGTGGCACATTAAAGGAGTTTGGACGAGGCATGACACGCGTCACAGTAGGATACAAAGCGATGTCGAGTAGCTGAAACAAACCGCGATCAGGAAGGCAAGTCAAGAAACGGCCACCGCCCAGATTGTGCGCGGCGAGGAACGCTCCCTCATTCGCAAATTGATCATAAAATGCGTCAGCACCTCTAGTCCGAGCGGCCGGGGGCGGCCAACAATCACCCTCAAAATTGAGGGGAACATCAGTGATAAGGTGGTCGGGGACATTAACGTTCAGCAGAGAGCAGGCGGGTGCGGCATCCACGTTAAAAAAGGGTGGACGCACACCAGCATAAACGGGGATGTCAAGCGGCGGTATGGCAGCAGGCGGTGGTGTGGCGGCGCGGGACGGTGCGTTGGATAAAACCTCGATGGTGCGAACGTCAGAAACAACAGAGCGAATGCTCGCTTCATCGACTTCGCGTTCAACCTGAGCAAAGGCTTGGGCGTGATCGGCAGCTTGGGCAGGCCGCACAACAGGTACAACACCAAAATCTACGTACTCCAATTCATCCTCCAATTCGGCGATGGCAACTTGGGCTGCGTCATCACGCCGAACCCCAGGGGATGGGAAATTGAAGTTGAAGAACGGAGCAACCGGAATGGGTAGTTGATCAGAATCATCGATCTCAGTATAGCGGAGAATCAAGGCAGTTTCGCGTTCAAAATCACGCGGGGGCGGTGGCACGCAAAAAACCAAATCGGAATCATCGAGAACGCGACGTTCAGCGAGTATTTCGATGTTTTCACGATCACGCCCCCACGGCGTCGGCACGACTTGGGGTGCGAAATGTGGCGTGAGATTGATGACAGGCGGTGGGTCGCAAACATGGGCAAGAGTCTCAACAACATTGTTGAGAGCGTCAGAGGCAGCATGAACGACAGTGATACCCAGATTTGCAGCGACCGGACCAGCGACATTGACGAGTTGGCGTGCACTGTGAGCGGCAATCTTCGCAGTTGCAACCGTGAACTTGGCGCACAATTCTGCAGGCAACGGTCGCAAATTAGCAGTGCTGATGTCCCATCGATGGCGCGGGACATAAGGATCATAGTCCGTGTCACCATCCGCATGTGTCATGAAGAGGAAGTCATAAAGCTTGGCACGAGCCCGTTTGTCCAAAGGTCCATATTTGCGGTTGATTTGACCGGAAAAAACGTCGGCCACATATTGGTACGCGCGTTGGGTGAAATTGCCTTGGCGTGCGCGGCGTTCACGTTCGAACGTAACCAATTGACGCATGCAGTTATCGTAGTCAAAACTGGCACGCGAATGATGGATGAGTGCGTGTGCCACAAGGCTGTAAAACTGCGTTGTGTCAACGTCCCAACGTTCTTCAATCACCTGTTCACCAATTCGTACTTCACCAAGAAGACCGCGGAGTTTCTGCGCCATGATCTGGAACGTCAAATCTTCATACCGCAAAGTTGCGGCAAAAGAAACCAAAGCCCGCCAACGGCGCATAGGCACAGTGAAAAAATGGTCGTTATCAGTGCGTGCAAATGAAGAGCGCAATGTGGGCAATAAGAGGAAAGGTTCACCAAGACACCATGAAGTAGGTGTGGCTTCTTGGAAACCGGGGGAGACGTTGACTTCGAGAAGAAAGCATGAACCGACGTGAGAAAGCTCTTCAACCTGAACATGATACCCGGGCAAAATTGCACGGGGCATCAGCCATGTGAGGAGTTTCGACATGTCGTGGACGTAACCAGCAGAAAGACCACCACCAAAAGTGACCTGCACATTGCCATCGATAACTTGATAATGCATGTCCAAACAGTCGTCGTAGTACTCATCAAGACGTCGATCCAACAAAGGGATTGGCAAATGCATTGCGACGTATGCGGTGTGAGAACCGCGCGAAGCCATGGCAGAGACAAAATCAGAGAAGGCAATGTCATGCGTTGAGAACATCGCAACGAACACAGGCACCTTGTCAAAACCATGACGGCAATCCTCCAGCTTGGACGGGCAGCGGACAACATTCGCGAAATCGCGGACGTCCTGTGATGGAGAAAGATCATGTCGAAAATAGTCACGACCGGAGAGAATGGGCGCAACATTGTGAACGACATCATTGATGCGTGAGACCTGAACGGGAGACAGACCGACACCGAAAACGGGTGAACAATCGCGAGCCAACTTTGCCGAAATAAGCGCATGCATCGCAAAGCGTGCCGAGGCAGCAGCGCCATGCGGGTGAGTGAAGCGTGCACGAGTGACAGCCAAAGCAGGGAAGGCTTCACCAAATTGTCGGAAGACAGATTCAGGAACATTGCTCGGCAGGTGCAAGTAAGGAGCGTCCTCAAAATTGAGGTTGCGTTCCGCGATTGCCACGGCAGAATTAGCGATGGCACCGTTGACGCGCCCTTGTTCTTCAACGCGCAAGAGTTTCTGCGCCGTAATGTGCCAAGATGTCAAACCAATACGGTCACGACCGCGCGGAACCATCGGTGCGTTGAGCGCAACACGTAGAGCGGCGTCTTCGAAGACCACATCGTCAATATGGTCGATGACTTTAGGAGATGCAATGTACTTGGTGCGATTGTCGTGTCGATCATCGTGGTGCTGATTCAGCACAAAAAAGATGCGAAGCAATGAATGCGCCCAAAGAGCACCACTCGCAATGTGCGCGGCAATATTGCCGAGTTCAAACGCCAAACCCGTTGCCTGATTTGCCAACGACGGCAGCACACGCGACAAGTATTCAAAGACCGACGCAAGTTCCGGATGAAAAGGCAACCAATCTGGCAATAAGGAAAAGTCAATTGACCAAGGCGGGTGCGAAACGTCAACAGGCGGTGAACCAATCGGAAGCGGGTCGAGTGACAAAGCGTGGACGGGTTGTTCAGGTATTTCGGCCGCAACGTGCTTGACGAGAGCGGCGGCGCCAGCACGCAAACCTTCAGCCGATAGAGCAAGTGCACCAATAGGATCCGCAGCGATGCTTGTGATATAAGCGCGTTCAGATTCATGGCCAACTAGAAAGATTTGACCGGGCTCACATTCACGCAACGTCTTGACGAAATCATCAAGACCAGTGAACGGGCAAGAATTACGCGCGTGTTTCGGAAGGCCCTTCTGGAAACAGGGGCAATCGGATTGAGTTTTCCGGGAACACGCGACAACGTGGAAGTCAAGATCCGCCTGGCGTGACCAAAACACCAAGTAGTCAGACAGACGTTCGTCGCACATATTGACGAAATAGACAATGCGTTCAACGAGTTCAGTAGTAGTCATCTCCCAATCGGACGGCTCCTTTATCGTCGGCAAAGCCTTCCAGCAGTCACCGGGTCCACCGACGCGACGCGCAGGTGGGGCATTGATCGTGACACCATTGACGCGGATGATCTCATTGAAAAGCACGTCGAAATCGACAGCTTTGATATCCGGGTATGCAAGATCAGGGGCGCTGCGCTTGGCATAAAAAAGGAGTGCGCGTCTTTCACGTGCGTTGCGAGTCGTGTAAGTGATGGTGACAGTCTCGAGAGGGCCGAGAGAAAAGGGTTCAACCAAGATGCGCTCGAATTGATAACCAGCGAAAGCCAAGAATTCACAAGAAGCGAGAGCATGCAGATCAAAGTCAAACGTGGGAGCAACAAAAGATTCGGCGTCGGGGAGATGAGTCAAGCATTCAACATTGAATGGTTTTGCGTCGAGAAAATTGCTGCGTGCGAGAAACTGAAGCGCAAGAAAACCCGGGTCAAGATTGACATCACGGAGAGCGTCAGTCACGGTGAGCAATTGTGTTGTGGACGCCTCAGCAAACCAAAGGATCTGCGCTAGTTCGCGTTCTGGAGTCCAGGAATGCCATTCAGAAGAAGATTGAAGAGCGGCAAAGTTGCGCGCTGCATCAAGTTGACAGGTTTGAAGAATCGCTGCCGGTGAGAGCCGTGCTTCCGAACGATGGGAAGCGGTTCCAAGAGCAATGCCACAAGCCCGCCTGAGTTCAACCAGGGCGTGCGAAAAATCAATGTTAGAATGGACAGAAGCGCGGCCGAAACGTTGGGAGAGATCCCAATGTAGCGCAGTTGCAAGAGACCACCGAATATCGACAGCTCGTTTCTCTTCAGCGTCTTCCAGCTGCGGAACGAGTGCCAACAATTCAGCACGTTGATGGCGGTGGCGGTCGTATGCACTTTGTCCATGATACTTGATCGCTTGATAGGCATTATGCCAGCCCATGAACTCGGGCGGGATAGAGAAAGAGGCGTAATCAGAAATAGCGGAAATGTTCGGGGTTACGATTCAAAATTTATGAACCACTCCTTAGAGTGGTA